ATTTGTTTATCGTCTTCGTTTTCTTGCTCACGGATCACCAACTCTTGTTGTTTCAATTGTACCACTCCATCATCTGGTGGCGATAATATTTCTTCCAGTCTAGGCATAATTTGCTCTAGGAGCTGTAATTCTATTTGTGCCTTTAGCCCTTCTTTCTGTGGATTTGGTGGAGGAGGTCCGCCCGGAGGCATCATTCCGCCTTCTTGCATTTGAGGCATCATGCCGTTTCCTCCTTGTGGCATTTGTTGTTCTGGCATCTGTTGATCCGCCATCTTTTGTGCTTCCAATGTAACATGTTGAAAAATATGTGACACCAAAGAAGGTACTGTTGCCGGATTCATCAAGGCCACCGGACTTTCTAAAAGAGATAGATGCACCTCTATATGAACCATATGTTCCTGTTCTGGAAAAGCCGTCGGAGGTGCACCCATCAATGCCGCCCCGTTCTCTTGAGAGGGGTCCATAGGAGCGGGAGGCGGCGGATCTGGTAATAATAAAGCTTCTATATTTTCAGAACCCAACGCTTGATACATCCTGCGATAGGCTTCTTTCATATTATGCAGCTCTGGTGCTGCTTGCACCAATTGAAGTTCTTGTTGAGCCAAGGTAATACGTTGGCTCATGGAGAAAAAGTTTGGATCGGAAACAGGAATTACATCAACGCGATCATCAAAATCAGCCTGTTTGATCATTTGGTCGCCACCAATAACCTGATAAGGATATTGTGGTGGCAAAGACTCAGCAAAAATTCTTGCTAAAATCTGGAATTCTATTTTTTGAGCATAATGCAAACGCTTGTGCACAGCTGACATTACCCGTGTGCCTTGTTCCAACAGCGCCATGGTCGTGCCTACGGGCATTTCCTGATTGCCTTCGCCTACTTGTAAATTGGTTATAGAAGCAAAACGTTGTCCAGCTTCTACACAAAAACCGAGTAGCTGCATTAAAGTTTGACTAGGTTCTTTATAGGGAAGCGGTACTAATGAATCTCTAAGTGCTCCACCGGGTGCGTCCACATCACGGAACTCACCGGGCTCTATCGGAGTTTCGTCGTCCCTGATTCTCAAGCCACGAGCTTTGAACCCAGCGGGGAGGTTTGCCAAAGTTCCAGCGTCTATAAGTTGTCGCAGTGCTCCAGTAGCTGTTCTTGAAAGTCCTCCAATCATGTGAATCAATCCAAATCCGTAAAAACCCAGACCCGGGAGGAATTTGTAGTGGACAAAATATTGGATCTTGGTTTTAAGCGGATCGTTTGGATTGTAGTTTCTGCGAATAGACAGCACCTGATTTGACGTTCTGTCTATTGTAATTACAAAAGGTAAGTGAAAGCCTTCTGGATCTTCAAATCCGGGAATATCTGTGGAAACATGAAACTCCAAGAGCTCATAAGTCATTTCCGCTGCGCCCGGACGAATGCCTTCCAATTCGTCGGTTTTGCTTTTCGCATCGTCTATTATGCCTGTTTCACTGGGCTGCAACGGAATATCACGGTAAAAACCAGCTAATTGCTGTGCGCGAACCTCGTTATAGGTCATTTTTACGATATGAGTGACTCTTTCGCATGTTTCAAGATCACTAGCCGTATATGGCACTACGAGATCCTCAACTGGGACAAAAGTGCTTACTGCCCGCTGTTTACTGGCATCAAAATAGACTTTTTTGAAAGCAGAGCCCGCTAAAGGCAAATAAAACAGTAGTTGGTCCATTTCTGGCGTGTATTCTTTCATTACAGTGGTGATTTCGTAGTTCATAAAATCTTCCACTCGGCGTGCTTGATCCTCGGTTTCTGGGGTTTCTGTGCCCATTATTCGTGTTTTTACAGGTCCTTTGGGAGGAAGAAGCTCTTTGAAAGCTTGGGCTTGAAATTGGGTAACTGATTCTGCTAAAAGGGGGTGGGTTACGCCTGATGCTCCGGGAAAAGGTCGTTCACGGTCTTCATATCTGAAACCGAGAAGATCCAATCCCTTGACATAGGTTTCTTCCCATTCGAGACGACTGCCATGATCATCCTCGAACTCTCCTACAAGGTCATTGGCTAACCGACCAAGGTCTTGATCAGACAGATATTCTGCTAAATTTGCATCAAAAGGAGCCTCTGGCTGCATTCCCGCTTCATCAGGGAAAAAATCAACCTGTGCTTCACCGTTGTCACCAAATTCAACTGCAACATCGCTGTCCATTGGCATTGGTTGTTCGATTTCAACCGTTTGCCCAGCTTCGACATCTAAATCTATTAAATCCGCTATCCGATCAATATTCGTCGGCTTATTTCCGCCAATCATTGCCATTATTTATACCTCGGTATTGGCGATACAATATCTATTAGTAAATTGCCTGCTTTTGTTCCAAAGCTTTCTTCTGGCATCATGGTTGCCTCCGTCATTTTTGCAACGGCTGGAACTGTAGCAAGAGCCGTTACTTTTTTCATTATGTCAGTAATTACACTATTAGCTTCTTTTGCCCTAAGTTCCCACTCTGCTGCTTCTCTAAATCTATTAAGTTTTCTAGCTTCTATTGCTGCTTGCTGAGCTCTACGAAGTTCGGTAAGCATGTTCTGGGCATATGTATGTGCAGTTGAGTCTGCAATATTTGGTTGCACAGTTTTAATGGCTTTTTGAAGAAGGTCTCTTGCCGCTTGCTGCATTGGTGATCTTTTACTGTAGGGAAGGTCGGTATCAACGTATGCTGTTTGTTTGTAACGGTCCCAGTCGCTGTAACGATGCTTCTTTCCAAAACTCGCTTCACTTCTGTTTTTACCAATGAACTGTCCTGTTTTGCCTTCTCGCATCCGATTTGCTGTCTTTTTCAACAAAGACTCAATCCCTTTGGCTATTTTAACTGGATTAGCCATTATTTAATCCCCAAGTAATCTGTTCCAGAGCAATAAATCTCCTACTGAGCCTTCTTCAAGTCCGGGTTCTTCGAGAACTTCGTCAAAACCTTCAGCGGCTATTGGTCCCAAAAGAGCACCAGCTCCGGCTCCCATGCCTGTTGCATCTAGGGCTTCTTCGATAGCGCCTTCTGGAGATCGAAATTCTTCTTTGGTAATCCAATCAGGCAACTTTCCTTCTCTTGCTAAACCTTCCATTTCCGCGCCGGCTATAAAGCCTGCGCCTACGCCTATTGGAATCCCCATTTTTTTGAAAACTGCTTTAACTATTTGCGCCGTTGGGACGCTTGCATATGCTGCAGGGGGAACTTGATGGAGCATTGATTGAATTTCATCTAAAGCTCCCATTTTTGTCTTTGATGGAAGATCCATTCTCATAAGGGAATTTTCAGCCGTTGCGAGGGCTTTCGTTCTCCCTTCAAGTGCTAATCTATCAGCACGTGCCTTAGATAATAGTCCTAGTCTATCCTTTTTGGCTTGGTCTTCTAGTGCTCGTCTCTCCTCTCTTGCAACAATTTCTTCCGGAGTCAGTCGACGGTTGACCTTGGGCTTTTTTCTTCTAAAAAGAGAGGCAAGACCTTTAGCTGCTGTAACTGGCCAAGGCATTAGAATATTCCACGAAACTTGAAGCCTCTTTCGGCGATACCTTTTCCTCTTGATGTACCTTTACCAGCTCCGGGCTTTGGTCCCTTGGATGTTGCCATCTTTTTCTGCTTGGCATAAGGAACAAATCCTTGGTCCTTGATCACTTCACCTTTTTTATCCGCCATTTTGTCCTCCCAATTAATAATATTCTTTAGCTCTGCGAGGTTCATTAACCTGCATATCGTAATCCGATTCTAACCCAATAAAGCCTCCCTGTCGATAACGCATCAGCGCTTGCGTAGTGGAATCCACCAAATCATCGTAGTCTCCAAAAGGAAAGGCTGCGCATTCTTCGACCAACTCATCTGCCCAACGGGTTTCTGGTACATATACCATACCAGATTCCAACATTGGTGCTACTGCATTTACCCGTGCAATTTTATCGTGTCCTTTTCCCGGTGAATAATTCACTACAGGAATTCCCGCTTGGCGCAATTCGTCGGTTAGCGGTAAGCCCGATGCCTTGGCTTCAACGATGATGGTATCTGGATCCCAGTAGGTATATTGTTCGTATGCAACCCGCTTTAGTTCAGGAAAATCCCAGCGTCCTTTCTTTACATCCAGCAACAGCAGTGCCGGTCTTTGCGAATCTTCATCAGGATAAAACACGCACCATGTGGTAATAGCCGAATAATCAGAAGTTTCCTTTTTGGTGTAAGCAGTATCGTAAGACTGAATCACATAATGCATTTTTGGCACTTCTTCCTTTTTCCAAGTTTGCCACCATTCCCTTTTTAAAATAGCGCCTTCTTCCGAAGTCGGAGCCTGCATCCATTGCGCAGACCATTTTGCTACAGGCAACGAAGCTTTTACTCCTTGTAGTTCAGCTACGCTCCAGTATTCGGGCCACAGGGCATTTCCACTGTCTGGGAAAATAGCTGGAAATTCGACTATTTCCCATTTGTCTGCGTGTTCTTCCACTTGTTTTGCTAACAGTCTTCCTGTTAAGTCCTTGGTCGACCATCGGGTCATCACTACGACAATGGCTCCTCCCGGCTGTAGTCTTTGCCGTGGTCCAGAGCTGTAGTAATCCCATGCATTGTCCAAGGCCGTGGGACTCAAAGCGTCTTGCTCTGAGTGAATATCGTCAAGTACAAGGAGATCGGCTCCCCGACCAGTGACTGCACCGCCAATACCAGTATAGAAAGCTTCTCCTCCGGCATTGGTTTCCCATCGCCCTGCTGATTTACTGTCTGCTTTTAGTTTTGATCCGGGAAATACCAGCTGGTATTCGGGAGAATCAATAATATCTCTGACCTTACGACCAAAGCGAAAAGCAAGTTCGGCTGTATGGGTAACTTGTATTACTTTTAATTTGGGGTTATTGCCAAGAATCCATGAAGGAAAGAAGACTGAAGCAAATTCACTTTTAGTATGTCTCGGTGGCATGTTGACAATGAGCCTTTTTAGGTCTCCAGTAGCCACTCTTTCGAGCTTTTCTGCAAATATCTGGTGATGGCGACCTTCAATAAAGTCGGGCCATATGTGCTTTATATAGTGTAAAAAGCTCTCTTTTCCTTTTCTCTGGAGCTGTTTTGCACTCAAAGCCTCTGTTAATTCATATAATTCTTTTGTAGCATCAGGGTATTGCTCGGCTAAACGCTCCAGATTGATATCGTAAGCACTATTCGTCATTTACACAACTCCTTATTATGCGTGATGTTTTTACACCACCAATAGAATTCACTGTCTCCCAAGGTGTGTTTCATTACATTTACCCGCTGTGACACCAATTGTATATTACCAATTATATACCCTTTGTTTGGGTCTTTCCTATCAATACTGACATTAAAGTCCTGTCTTCCTTCTCCTGCTTGCCATGTTAAAAACACCCCGGATAACGCACATTTGCCCTCTTGTTTGTCCCAAAGCGTTTCCACATACTCACAAGTTATTTCCCAGTCAAAATCTTTTCTTGAATATTTTAAGCTGCGAAACAATCCTTTTATATAGAGGTAAGGAGAAGAACTTTTGTTGTCAATTATCTGAGCGGATCTGCATTCCTTGCAAACATTCCGTGTGGATCTGAACCCTTCCAAGGGAAGCTCCCTTAGACAAGTTACACAGACCTTGGATTTTTTCATATATATATAATTTTTCCACGGACAAGGGACTCCTAACCTT